TGATCTCTATTTGTTTTTTGCATAAATACCGTATGAGCCGGATTAGTGTATCCAAAATCTTGTCCAGCATCTACAGGTAAATATAAGCTCCTATCAAATCTATCTATAATATGAATATCATCAAATTCTTTATAAACTAATCCGTCTCTCCCTGGTTTTTTACATTCCCATTGAGCATCCCAGGTTTCCCTATCTAGATTTCTAAACTTGCTAATTGTATCATCAATCAAATAATATCCGTCAGACCTTTTAGCTTTAGTTTGACAGACCTCAATTAATGGACATGCTAAACATCCAGAATATTTACTTGGATCTGATTTTTCTTCTAGAAATTCTTTTGTTACGTATCTATTTTTAAGAGATCTATTATGAGTATAAACCCAGAGAGTTTTTCTTTTGTATTTATCCTTTTCTCCGTATGGTAGGTATTCATATTCCACAGGAATAATACCTGACCTTTTGGATGAGCAGTTTTCGATTACCTCCCAGATACACCAGGAGTAGACTTTCAGATCTCTTGTTTTTGCTTCGTCTAATAATTTCTGCATTGGACCTGATCCTGATTTCCGGGTACTTGTTAAACAAAGACTTGCCCTAGCCCTTTTTGTAGATTTAGGCATGGACATAGCCTCCTGGAGTATTTTCCAGTCCATTAAATCTATTTCATCTAAGTTAGCTTTCTCCGGATGTGGGCTATTAGTTCCTGCCATTGTGCCGGGCAAAATCTGAAGTTCTGAAATAAATCCATCATAAGTTCTTATCTTAGACCTCTTCATAAGAAGCTCAATAGCAAAAGGATTTAATAATGTTCCCTCTTTAAAATGATCTTGGGTATACTTGAAACATTTTTCTGCCTGTGCTTGAATAGCTCCAATGTTTGCAATTTCAACACCTTTAAAAACAGCATCTAAGGCATTTTTAATGGCAAAATTCCAAGTCTTACCCCCGTTCCTGTTTGCCAAAACTAAAGCGTTTAGAACGTCTTCAAAAAATAAGTCAGCCAAGAAATCGAATGGAGCATCATGTTCTGGACAAACAGATAATCTAGGAACATGAGATCCTAATATTATAGTTATAAAATCGTGTAATTCTTCTTTATCCTTACTTGCTAATAAATTTTTCAAACACCAATCTAAATAATCTTTCCTTGCTTCATTCTGATTATAATTTCCTAATGTATCTACTTGCATAATAGCCCTCTAAATAAAAAGAAACCCTCCAACGGGAGAGTTTTTAAGAAAGTTATTTTCGCTTTATTATTTTTACCAAAAATAGATACTTTATTCATCTTCAACATCTTCTTCAGTTCTAAAATCTACATTTATAGCTTTTGGTTCTGGTAATTTCTTTTGAGAATCTCCTTTTAATATCATCTTAAATTGGTTTCTGAATCCCTGGTCTTCTAAACTTGTATTCATTATGTTTACATTTACGCTTCCGGGAGTAGTATTTTTATTCTTATCTCCAGAAGATGATATTCCATTATCTTTGTCTAGCATATCTAAAGTTCTGTCTACCATATTTAACAATGTGGGAACAGTTAATTTCTTTCTTTCTTTTGCACTTTCTAATTTATGAGTTATTTCTATTAATGCTGCTTGAGCTATTCTTCTGTAGAATCTAATTCTTTCAGTCCTAAATACAGACTCGGCTTCCATTTGAGCAGACTGTAACATCTTCATAAATTGAGGATCTTTAAAGTAGTTACAAAGCATTTGTGAAGTTATATCATTCTTTTTAGCTATTTCTCCTTTTTTGAGTCTTCCCTCGACTAGATCATCTATTATCTGAAGATGAACATGGGTGAAGTTGTGAATCTTATATGGATTACTCCCAATAGTTACAGTAGTTACTTTCGGTTTAGAAGTCTTGGCCTTTTTGACCTTCTTATATTTTTTAGGTATTTTACTTTTTGGGATTGTATCTTCTTTATTCTTGACTCCCCTTTTCATGATTAAATCGACCCTTTCTTTTTTATTAAAATTTGTATTCTTTAAATGTTGATATTATTGGGAAAATAAAAATCTCCAAAAAGAAATAGAACCCTCAAATTTCTCAAGAGGGTTCTCTTCTGGGTGATGATTGGATAGATTGAATACCTGCCGATAAATATTATAAATCTGGATTTAGTTTTTGTCAACAAAACCTTTATGATTCATCCCACATAATTTTATAGTATTTTCAATAAGAAGTTTTGAGTATCCATCATTAGCTTGGGATAGAAAACCTTCTATACACATTTTAGATACACCGTCAACATGCCTGTTACTATTTCTGTGATTTTCCCAGCATTCAGCTAATGATTTTACTCTATTGATAAATACATCAAAATCATCAGGTTTATATTCTGAACCATCTACTACTTCTACCGGAATATTGCAAAGTGAGTTTCTTACCTTTTCTTCCGGTTTATTATTCTTGGGAATAGGTTCGAAGTCCGAACAAGGATCAGGATTACATCTCAAAATAGTACATACTAAATTATCTATAACTACACTACAAACTCTTGAGCATTTCTCCCTTTTTAAACATTTATAACAACAGTCTATGGTATTTGGAAGTTTGGGAAGAAAAGCATTATCTTTCAACATATCCTTAGTTATTTTCATTATTTTAAATCCTCCTCTTATGAAGTTTGTTGTTCTGGATCGTATGAAGAACAATAAGCATCCATTCTACATACTACACAATGTAATACTCTACAAGGACTATTAAAACAGTCTCCAAGTTTAGAACAATACAGGCAGCAGGAAGTTTTCCATGATTCTTTTACTTCAATTTTATTGTCCACCAATAATATTTTTAATCTTTCTAAGTTGATCTAGGGACAGTTTACAACAACCATAAGTTCCTAAAAATGTTCTAATTTCATCTGACAATTCTAAAATCTCTTTGTCTACCTCAATCATTTTCATAGAGAAATAGATTCTCCAATCTGGGCGATACTCTGTAATTTGGTCTAATGTTTCTATATCGAATTTAAGAGAAGTAGGAAAATCTTTGTCTGGATTATAAACATAAAAATATTTACGACCAACTTTCTCAACTCTATATTTCTGAATTTCTTTAGTAGTTCTCAACTTATTATTTATAGGAACTAAATAAACATCTTGACCTTCCTTTATTTTAACATTATTCATCTATTATTGACTCCTTTACTAGATTCCTTTTCTCCAAAATTGGTTCCGCTATAACTCTATTTTTTTGATCCTCGTTAAGCCAATCATTTTTAGAAAAATACTTTTTAATAACCTCTTCTTCAGTTTCTCCACCTAAAACCATTGCAGCAGCAGAACTGAAATTTGAATCTGTATCTCTTACTGTAACCCTATATCAAAAAGTAATTCTCTCAAATTCTATCAGTAGATCGTGTTTTTCTCCCTTTTTACCCTGTCCATTAAACTTAAACTTATCCCCATCAACGATATTCCAATCATGCCCCATATCTTCTAAGAAAACATTATGTCCGTGAATTAATATTGAATCATCTAAACCAACGGTTTCTTTTTCGCCAGTTATGGGACTAAATCTATTATATAGAATATCTTCGGATAGAATTGTCCAAACATGAATTATCCTACAGTTACTTTCAAGACCTAACTCCTTTAGAGGTTTCCTATCACCATTAGAGAAATCTCTTAGTATTAATCTTTGCATCTATTATCAACTCCTTTCTTAATACTCTTTATTATCAACTACGACCTTTCCATTTTTCATTTTCTCCCCTGTTACAGTAGTATTATCATAACCACACTCTGGACAGTCGGGAAAAGCTTCTTCATTTTCTAGTGTAAAATAATTATCACAAGTTTCACAACAATAAATAAACCCATCTTTCATTATATTCACTCCTAATATCAAGTATAACATGACGTTTTAATTCTGTAAATAGAAAAATCCGGTCTTTTTATTTATAGACCGGATTAAATTTTTTAATTCCTATTCTGAAGAAAACCAGAGACACATATTCCATCATTTATAGTCTTACACATAACTCTTCTTAAAAGATCAAGATCAGGTTTATCTTTTGATAATTCTTTATTTATCATTTGAAGAGTCTTATCTAGTCTATTGGCTATTTCAGACGGAGATGCTAGTTTAGGTCTTAAATATATCCTTTTAGGAATTTTATCTGGAGAAACTTCTTTATAATACAAAGTATCATTTTCTTTACAATATCCGCATATACAACCCCAGGGCTTTCTCGTTAGTTCTATTTCAACTTCTTTATATTGAATACAGTCTGGAATATCCTTCGGATTACAAGTTACAGCCCTTAAAAGTTGCTTTGGATGGATAGGTATTCTTATAAACGGAGGATAGTCTTTATGAATCAAAGTGTATCTCATTATTTATTCTCCCCAGAATAAGAAACTAATGACATACCTTTATTGCTAAGAGGTTCATAGTTATCACAGACTTTGCTATACCCACCCCTTTCATCACACTTAGTTTTGCAGCTTACACAGTTTTTCTTAATAATCCTCTGACAAGACGGACAAAAGGTTATCCCTACCGGAGAAGTTTTGTTAAGGATAATCTTCATTCCACAATCACACATTCTATTTGACATATACCGTAACCTCCCTATTCTTCACTCCAAATTCTAAAGCTTCGGATCTAGAATTCATAAAAACATCTACCCAGTTTCCTTTTACATTTCCTCCGGTATCCTCCGATGTAAAGTATCCCATTCCCTCTATATGAATTTTACTTCTTAGGGGTATTACATTAGGATCTACAGCTACAATACCGGTCCTAGCATTTGTCCCTATTTTAGTTAGTTGCCCTCCTGAATAAGCCGTTAATTTGCAGGTTAATTTATAGCTGTTCCTATCAAATGATCTTGATGTTTCTTTCTGTAATTTCTTTTCTAATTGAACTTGTTTTTCTTTCAGTTTGACAATTTGATTCTGTATTTCTAGTTGTTCTTTCTTAGTTTTATCTAGAGACTGTTTTAAGTCTTGAATCTGTTTGGACTCAACATCTAAACAGTCCTGATTGTAACCAAATGAAACCATTATCATCATCAGAATAAGGGATACTACTATCAGTCTACTCATTAAATTCCTCCTAGTGGTAAGAATTCATTATTTCCTTAAAAACCTCTTTCTTTTTGAGTTTTATTTTTACCCTCTGTAGGGCATTATCTACAGTCTTAATACTGGTTCTAGTTAGTCTAGCTATCTCTGTGTACTCCAAACCCTCAATGTTTCTTAAAATGGAACAATTATATTCCAGACTACTTAAATGTTTTTTCATTATCTGAAATATTTCCTTGTTATTCTCCTTACCTATAACTAGAGATAGAGCATCATTTTTGTTTCTCTTCTTGTCCTCTATCTTTTCATATAAGGTTCTTTTACTATCGGAATCTGTATGGTTATAAATTACATCATCTAAAGATGATGAATTGTTTAAATGATTATGTTTCTTTCTTAGAACCGTTACTATGAATGTTATAAGAACTCTTTTAATAACTTCTTTAGCGAAATTATTGAATGACATTTTTCCGGGTTTATAATCTCTAACAGCCAGCCAAAAACCTATATCAGACATTTGATGAAGATCTTCATAAGTATGGCCGGATGGAGGGAAGAATCTCCTTGCCATAAATTTTCTAATAGATATAGATTTAGGTTCCATAAATAAATCATCGAAAGCAAATTCATCATATCTAGCTTTCATAATTTCTTCATCGGTATATTCGTATGATATAGTTTTAGATAATAATAAATCCTTTTCCGTTAATCTCTTATTCAAAATTTATCAACTCCAAAAAGTATCTCCTATTATCTATTATATCAAGACGTTTTTAAAAATGACGGAGGAGGGCTATAAACCCTCCCCAATTTAGAATAATCTTTTCTTTTTCTTATTAATTTGAGGGACCCTTATTACTGGTTTCCCTTTTGTGATAAAGGCTGCTGTACATTTATCATTACACCAATTTCTCTTTCCGCAGAATTCACAACATACTGTTACCGTGATTATCTGGCTACAAGTGAAGTCAGATTCACATTGTTTTGTTTTCTTATTTAGATAGTCACAAGTTATACTATCTAACTTATCTTTGAAAGAATAAGGGGTTTGTTCTTCGCTCATGATCTTATTAACCTTATAGTATTAAAACCTGCTTTGGTCAATTTATCCTGAGTATCTAAAAACATTTTCCTAAAGCATCCTGTTGAATAACTTGGACCAAAACATTCGTCACTTAAAATATAGATATCTTCCCTTCTTATGGAAAAGTCTTTAAAATGAATATCATCTGAAAATCCAAGAATAATCCTAATACAATAGGCTAATGTTTTACCTATTCTTCTACCTCTTAAGGAGCAGTAATTTTCATTACTAAAACCTTTATTTATCTTTATATTTTCTTTATCAATCCAAGGTATTTTCACAATACACGGACATATTTCAGGAATAGGTTCCCCATCGAAAATATAATCTATTTGCCAAGGTTTTAATTCTATTCCCAAAGCATTATTTATGTCTTGTATATCTCCAATTTTTTTATTTTCTTCAACAAAACCGCACTCTGGAGAATATAAGTTTTTAGGATTAATTTTCTTACCGTAATACGGAAAACCAGAGCAAACTTTAGGTCTTGATTCATAGGCTGAACATTTTCTAGTTTCCCTATTAAATCTAAGACATTCATAAAAATATTTTTCATTATTGTCTATATCCCCCTCACCTTTCCAAGTCTTTATATGAGGGTTTCTGGATATAGCATCTTTCTTTGATAGTTCAGACCAATTCTTAGCTATAAAAATAACATCTGATTCTTTTTCTGTAAAACCAGAACCATTATCTAAATAGGCCAAATCCTTAATTCTTTCCATACTAACACTTAATACTATAACCTCGCAGCACTTACCGCATTGTTTACATAGGTTTTCACTCAACTTTTAACCCTCTTTTCTTTGAAAGATAATTTCTCATTTACCTGTTTCCCATCTTTAATTAAGACGAAATAGGTTTTTGACTTTCCATTTTTACATTCTTCTATTCTTAATTCTTCTGTCTTTTTAATAACTAGACAGTTGAATAGGATATTACATTGTTGTATTGCTATTTCTAAAGGATATATCGGGTATATTAGATTATCATTTGCTTTAGGATTTGTAATCCTACCGTTAATCAAAACTACCCTATATCCCTCTACTAAACCTTTGTATTTGTACTTTACAGGTCTAATCTTCTTGAATGATTTCTTTATCTTCATTGATAATCCTATCGTTAATAGCTATTTTGAAATCTATCCATAAATTTTCTAAAAGTTTTTCTTCAGAATCAACTCTAAAATAGCTATTATAAAATTCTATATCATTATTTCTTAAAAACATTAACATATCCCACCCACTCAGTAAGGGATAACACCATTCTTTAGGGAATACCCCACGATTACAGTAGATATTTTCGGGGTTTTCACTATTTCCAAGAATGACATACTTACTATTTTGAAATCTTGGTATAACAAAGAGGTTTCCCATTTGAGGTTCTGTCCACCACTTTTGTAAATATTCTTTCTGAGGTTCTGTTAATTCATTAAATTGATCTATTGTTATATGTTTTTGATTCATCCCTTTATTACTCCCAAATCCATAAGTCTAGCTAATATTACTGCCATNTCTANATGANTTACTGGTTTGTCGGGATTAAAATTTCCNTTATCNTCACCTTTTAATAATCCGGCNTTNTTACATCTAGTAACATGGCCGGAGTACCATAAACCTTCCGGAACGTCAGGAAATGGACCGGGGACAGGTTTTGGTTCTATAATATCGTACTGTTTTAAACCATACTGATTAATTAAACTTATAAGACTATTAGCATATTTCGGATCTGTCGCATACCCACAATCATATAAAGCTTTACAAGCTATCTCTGGAGTTTCTTCTTTACGAACCCGTAAATACCTATCACCCATTAATAACTTGTGATGGTCTTCTAATGATTCTAAATAGCTGTTATAGGCCCTGAATTGGGCTGTAATAGTAACCCTCTTACCATTGTAAACCTCTTCAGTCAGGCAGGAAACGCTACCTGCCGGTCCTTTACCCTTAACTCCAAATAAATTAAAACTATTTTGTTTAGTGATTTTGTCTATAGGTAAAGATTTACCCCATCCTGTTTCTAATATTGCTTGAGCTATTGTTACAGATGAAAATATCCCAAATTTTTTCTGTAGTTCCTGTGCTGCCGGGGCTACTAATCCTATAAATTCTTTAGACTCCAATCCAAACAACCTCCTTTTTATCATTTAATTTATTAAGTCTTTTAATTAATCCATAATACATAGACTTTCTAGTTCCCAAACTACCTTCTTTACCGAAGAACTTTAATGAGATAGCTTGAAATTCACTTCCTTTTAATTCTGTATAATTTATTTTGTTCAATATTTCTAAAAGTTTATTTGAATCATCTATTTCTATTATTTTCTCAAATAATGTTTTTTTATCTTTCTCTTTATCCAGAGAACAAGATCTTAATCCCGGAAGATTTCCTTCTATAAAATCCGGACATTCAGTTATTACAGTGATAAATCCATCTACAACAAATGAATTGCTCTTTTTCTTGTATCCCTTACCATCTAAGTCTCCAGATTTAATCCAAGAACATAATAGAGGCGTTGCCTTTCTACAGTTGTAGCATTTAGATCCCATACTGAGTAAAATCATAAAGATGCTTTGATGTTATTACTTTATCAATAGTATTAGGAATCATAAGATTAGATATCCTAAAGAAATCTTGAGGTCTATCCAATCTATTAGCAAACTTCATAATAGCAGTTCTAAATGTTCTTCCTAAAAGATACTTTTCGTTATCTTTTATATATTGATAGAATTGACTCATCATCTTGTCTACCAATTCAAGATTTTCTTCTGGTTTTAATTTCTGATAAACAGCTTTCTTAATTTTCTTTCGACTCATCTTTTACCCACTCCACAATTTCTTTTATATATCCTATTTCCGCTCCGTTTATCAAGGCTATTACTGGCCTACCAGTGGCAGAAACTATACCCTTTAAGTCTTTTTCAGGAAATATTTTATCTTTAGGGAACCATATTACTATTGCGTTGTTTAAATCCCCAATAAGAGTTTCTTCCGGGAATACTAAATCTCCTAAAGGTTTGCCAGTAACCTTCTCAACCATGACTATATGAATTTTGGTTACAGGTTTCAAATATCCTATCCCTCCCAATATTTACTTTTAATATTAGAGTATTTCTTGTTATTAATTATATCAAGTTCTATTGAAGTCTGACTCTGGATAGATTAGAGTCAGACTTCAATAGACTAACTAACTTTATCTATCTGTAGTTTTAAATAACTTTTCCCCAA